TGCAGTACAACATGTCACCCGAAACACTCGCACATAAACAACTTGCAAGTGGTGTCGATCATTACATGGACAACGCGACGAATGAAGACAGGTATGCGGTGGCTGCAAACGGTTCGACGTTCAAGAAACAAGAACAGGGTATTCTGCCCAAGATCATTGTAAACTACTACGCAGAACGCAAGGCAGTCAAGAACCAGATGATTGAGGCGGAACGCATTCAACAGAAGAATCCTACGGCAGAAAACCAAAGATTGATTGGTCAGTTACATAACAAACAAATGACCATTAAGATCCTACTCAATAGTCTCTATGGTGCATTGGGTAACCAATACTTCAGATACTTTGACCAGAGTGTTGCAGAAGGTATCACGTTGTCTGGTCAACTTGCGATTAAGTGGGCAGAACGCACCATCAACACTGAGATGAACAAGATACTGAAAACAGATGGAGAAGACTATGTTCTCGCAATCGACACTGACAGTTTGTATGTTGACTTTGGTAAGTTTGTCGAAACACTGAAACCAGAAGATCCTGTCAAGGCACTGGACAAAATTTGTTCTGATCACTTTGTTCCGTTGTTCGAGAAGTCCTATGCACAGATGTTTGACCATATGAATGCCTATGACAATCGTATGGTTATGGATCGTGAAGTCATTGCATCGTCTGGTATCTGGCAGGCCAAGAAGAGATACATTCTAAACGTACACAACTCTGAGGGTGTGCAGTATGCAGAACCCAAACTCAAGATCATGGGGATTGAGGCAGTTCGCAGTTCGACACCAATGGTGGTGCGTGAGAAGTTCAAAGAGATCTACAAGATCCTTGTGGAAGGAACAGAACGAGAGACACAGGTATATATCAATAACTTCCGTAAAGAGTTCAATGAACTGCCCGCAGAGTCTATATCGTTTCCACGTGGAGTTTCCGAACTGACAAAATGGATAGACAAGAAGTCTATTTATAAAAAGGGTACACCAATTCACGTCCGTGCAAGTTTGCTATATAATCATCATATGGAAAAGAATGGTTTACTCAAACAACACGACGTAATCAAGAATTGTGAGAAGATTAAATTTATGTACCTTACGTTACCAAATCCGACGAAAGAAAATGTAATTGCTTTCGCAGATTATCTACCACCAGATCTGCAACTGAATGATTATATTGATTACAAAACACAGTTTGCAAAAACTTTTCTAGATCCCTTGGAACCGATCCTTGAAGCGATTGGTTGGTCGAGTAAAGAACGAAACACGTTGGATGACATATTCGGTTGACATTCAACACAATATTTGGTATAATAATAAAATGAAATACAAACCTTACACATTGCAAGACGTGCGTGACGCATCTAAACAGAATAAATTTAATGTCATTTCTACCTTTGCTGGTGGGGGTGGTAGTTCTACAGGTTATCGATTGGCTGGTGGTAAAATACTATGCATAAACGAATTTGTCGAAGAGGCACAGAACACCTATGCAGAGAACTATCCAGACACACCTATTATCCCTGGCGACATCAAGAAACTGACAGGAAAAGACTTTCTGGATATCGCTGGACTTGATGTTGGAGAACTAGATATACTTGACGGTTCACCACCTTGTTCTGCATTCTCAGTGGCGGGCAAGTTGTCGCACTCTAAAGATGGTAAACATTCTGATGGGTGGGGTCAGACCAAAAACTATTCTGATGGTAAGATGGTAGAAAACATCGAAGATCTGTTCTTTGAGTTTCTAAGAGTTGCAGATGATATCAGACCAAAGATTATTATCGGTGAGAATGTAAAGGGTTTGACTATCGGTGAGGCCAAGAAATACTACAACAAGATACAGAATACCTTTAACAGTATTGGTTATGAAATTGCAACACAGGTTCTTGACAGTAGATACTATGGTATATCTCAGACTAGAACCAGAGTCTTCTTTGTTGGTATTCGCAGAGACATCATGGAAAAGACTGATCTAAATTTTCTGACACTATCGCATGTCTTTCCTTCACCGAGTAAAGAAGTATTGCCTCTAAAAGACGTACTGGTTGATCTAGTGTATGACGACGAAGAAGTAAAGTATTTGACCGAGAAGTTTACCAAAACTGCATATTGGAGAGATACAGGTAGTAAGATGGAGTTAGATCCACCAAAGGTTTTGAGTGGTATGGACTACCATCCTAAAGGTCATCACTTTAATCTCAAAAGAGTTTCACAGTACCAACCAGCTCCTACATTGACTGCAATGGGTTCTGGTGATACTACTGCTGGTGCATTTCATTGGGATGAACCGAGGAAGTTGACATTGGGTGAATTATGTCGTATAATGTCTTTACCAGATGATTTCAAACTTACAGGTAAATGGAATCAGAAGGCAGAAAGAATTGGTAGGATGGTGCCACCTCTAATGATGAAGGCGTTGGCATCGTCTGTATATGAAAATGTATTAAAGGATTTATGATGGCAGATTTTACTTTTGCACACAGAGAAGAAGGTTTCGACGATCATATCGAAAAAAGTATTCGAGGGTACAGTAATCTACTTGAAGATGTAGTATCGATGTCTCGTTACTTTGTAGAGAATGATACCAATGTATATGACATTGGGTGTTCTACAGGTAAGATGACACAACGATTGATTGAGGCCAACTACGATCATTGTACTGATGCAAGTTGGTGGGGCATTGAGATTGCAGATGGATTTCAAAAGGATCTTTATAAACGCAAAGTTGAGATCGAAAAATTTGATCCTAATGCATGGGTATATTTTGAACAAGAAGACGCCAGGGAAATACAGATTATCAATGCATCTCTTGTAACGTCTATATTTACTTTGCAGTTCATGCCGAAGAGAGATAGACAGAGTGTACTGGGTAATATCTATAATGGATTAAATGATGGTGGTGCATTTATCTTTGCAGAGAAAACAATCTGTGAGAATGCAAACTTTCAAGACATGTTGACATTTAATTATTATGATTACAAAAGAAAATCCTTTGATACAGAAGATATCATGGACAAGGAAAGAACGTTAAGACATATGATGAAACCTAATACATGGTCAGAAATCACTCATATGTTGCATGAGGCTGGGTTTGCAGATATACAACCCTTTTGGAGAAATCACACATTTGTAGGAGCAATAGCAATAAAATGAATGCAAAATGGGCATCTGGGCCTTGGGGCCTAGAAGAAGAAAAAAAACAAATTAATTTAAAAGCGTACAGAGACTTTGTTGGTGAAGTTACCAGTGATGCCTCTAATGATATAGAGGCAATGATCTTTAGGTTGCGTGAACTTGAAGGTGAGTGGCATTTGAATACATCACTACTACTGACATCTGGAATCGGATTGTCGGGTGAAGTGGGTGAGTTAAATGAGATTGTCAAAAAACTAATCTTTCACGGTAAAGAAATGAATGCAGATGTACAGGATCATATGATTAAAGAACTCGGTGACATTGCTTGGTACTTTATGAATATGTGTCGTGCCATCGGTGTTGACATGGAAGACGTAATAGAGTATAATGTAAAGAAATTGAAGAAGAGATATCCAGGCGGCGAGTTCGATGTATATCAATCTAACAACAAGGCTGCCGGAGACATATGAGTCTATCCCTTACATTGTTTAAGACAATCTTTGACAACAAAACCCATAAGAGAATGGATTTTGTTGACTGGGAAAGTTTTGTCCACACATTGTATGGGTTATCCGAACTGCCACTAAACAGTAAGAAAGATGCACAACTAATATCGCCTGCTACATACAAACCAGACACAACTCGCAAGAATGATTCTGTGGTTGAATGGTCTGGTTGGTGTGCAGTAGACGTAGACGATTATGTTGTCAAGGGAGATCTACAAGATGATTTACATAGTATGTTTGGCCATTGGGAGTATGTTTGCTACAGTACCGCTTCTAGTACTCGTGAACATCCGAAGTTCAGAATTGTGTTCAAACTTGGAACACCTGTTGTATCTGATGAGATACGATCATTCTGGTACGCTCTCAACACAGAACTACGATCAGTTGGTGACAAACAATGTAAGGACTTGTCTCGAATGTATTACATTCCAGCGACGTATAATAACGCTTTTAATTTTATTTTTCGTAACCACGGTTCTAGTATTGACATTGATAGTCTTACCAGAAAACATCCTTACAGTAGTGTAAGAATAACAGACAGTTTCCTAGATAGACTCTCACCAGAGTTACAGGCGGCTGCATTAGAACACAGAAAGAGTAAACTGACCAATACTGACGTACACTGGAACTCGTATCGTGATTGTCCATTCTTTCCCAAGAAACTTTCAAATGAATACAAAACTATCTCTGATGGTGGTTGGTATTACAAGATGTATCAAATAATGGTTGCAACCGCTGGGAATGCAACCAAAAGAGAATATCCAATTACACCGAGACAGATCGCAGATCTATGTCGAGAACTGGATCAGGAAACAGGTAATTGGTATGAGAACCGACCACTTGAAAAAGAGGCGGATCGTGCGTTGGAATACATATATAAAAATATGTAATAACACTTGACAAAAAACGAATCATGTGTTACTATACTTATAAATAACCATGTCAAATCACGCTAAGTCTCAGACTAATAGTGATACGACTCAAACCGAGCATACGCTCAATAAAACAGAAAGGTCATTCAAATGGATGATATAAAAAATATTTTATCACACTCAGTTTCTTTAACAACATGTCAAAAGGACTGGACAACTTCCCAAATAGAATCACAATTAACCAATTTCCAAGTTGACCACTGGGGTTGGACTTCTACTGCATTTTCAAATGACGAAGATGAAGATGACAATCTTGGTGTTCGTGTCGGTGGTACACAACTAGAAATAGAATTGCAGGCAGACTTTGAACACAATGGATGGGATTCTACACAAAAACCACCTGTGTTCGACATCACAACAGGTAAATTGTTAGACGGCCGTACTCGTAAAAAAAACCTACGAATGTTAGGTGTAGAGTACATGCCGTGTGTATTCGGTACTCTTAAAGATAGAAGTTTACCCAATTCCAATGCAAGGGCGCAATCTTTTGAAGCAAATCAACACAAGTTTTCAAAATCACATATCGATAAAGATTATATCGCTGCTGGTATTGCAGATCACCAAGATGGTGAGTTAGTGTTTGACAGATCAAATGAAGAATCTGCAAAACTAGTAATCAAAGATCACATGATCAGACAATACAAACTTCACAAGAAATATGTAGGTGGTGAGACCAACGGTAAAATTACAGAAATTGCAAGAGAAATATTTGATCAAACTCAGTCGGATGCAAAACTTCTAGTCGTGAGAGAAAGAGTAGAATGGGAGCATTGGGTTAGTGCATCTGGAATCACATTATCCAGAGAAGATTATGTTGCGATGCTTCAGGCTGGTGGTAATCGTCCAGAACAATTTTGGATGCGTTGGGTATTACCAGCATGGGCAAAAGGTAAAACTCCAAAGGTTGTTTTGTATGCAAATAGTTCGACTGTAAATGGTGCAAGGGAAGATGTAAAAAGTTTTGTAGACCAAATTACTGATTATTACAATCTGACTTATAAAGGTGTCAACGCAGCCGCTATGGTGGAAGGTGAAAACTTTCCAATCAACAAACCTTCTACTAAACCTTGGGAAATACTCGGTGTAGTTCCACAAGTAAATGATGATCGTCACCACCAGATGAGACAAGATCACGTACTTGTACCGTATAAAGAATTTATTAAATGAGAAAAAGAAAACGTAACAAGTCGATGTCTCTGCGTAAAGCGGAGGCATCACTCCAAAAATACTATGATAAATTGGGTATAAGTAAGACTAGTAAAAACAAGACTAGTCCTTATGAGATCCCCGACTACAGTTGTGGTGATCATAGAACCAGATATCCATCTGTTGGTGAAGGTATCGGCAACGGAAGTAAGAAACAACATAATACCTATACAGGTACGGACATAGTTGGTATCGCGACAATGCATAAATCCAACGCAGTTCCAGTTCGTAGAGGTACTAATGAAGCGATTGAGATTGCAGAGATGGGAAGTTAGTTATGACAAAGGCAGGCAAGGTTTGGGGTCAAACCGAACTGATAGAAGCAAACGGTGCATTAGAGTTTCACCGTATTGAAATGAATAAGGGTGGAGTGTGTTCCAAACATCTTCACGAATTTAAATGGAATGGGTTCTATGTTGAATCGGGTCAGTTACTAATCCGAGTATGGCAGAAAGACTATGATCTTGTAGACGAAACCATTCTATACGCTGGTGACTATACAAAGGTCAAACCAGGCATATACCATCAATTTGAATGCCTAGAGGGTGGTATTGCATTTGAACTATACTGGGCAGAATTTAACCACCAAGATATAAAGAGAGAAACGGTAGGCCACGCATGACAATGAGAATACGAGAAAAACTGGTTCACGCAACCAAAAGTCATCTAACAGGAATGTTTGATGCACACCTTGCAAACGTAGAGGTGTATTTGAACAATCCTGCTGGTATTGGAGAACACTCTGATATCATCGAGGCAATCGAAATTGAACTCGACAAGGCTGCAAAGTATAAAGACATGTTAGACATCATGGAAGAACATGTTGAATGAAGACAGAATGGAATCATTTATGGTTGGCGTTCTTGATTGTAATTCTTCTCATACTGGGGCCACCAGCGCTCGTTTTATATTTGGGGTGACGTGATGCCCCAAGTATGTAATTTTGATGATATTCGTGGTAAGAAAGTCAAAGAAGATCATAGATATGTCGTTAGGGATAACGATCATTTAAATAATCTTATGTTGAGTAGTACACGGTTGAGGGCTGGTTGCAGTACAAACGGTCACTCGCATGACTGTCAGGAAGAGGTTTATTTCTTTCACTCTGGTGAAGGATATATTCAAGTAGACGATGAGAACTTTGATGTAAAGAAAGGTTCGATTGTATTGATTCCAGACGGTGCGTTTCACAAAGTAACAAACACACACGAAATAGAAGACTTGTATTTCGTTTGTGTATTTGATGGTAATAGATACGATGGGTAAAAAGATAGGATTTACTTGTAGTACGTTCGATCTACTACACGCTGGTCACGTGATGATGTTGCGTGATGCAAAACAACAATGCGACTATTTGATATGTGGTATTCAAGTTGATCCATCATACGACAGGCCAGAGAAGAATGCACCCATTCAGACAGTTGTTGAAAGATACACCCAACTCAAGGCAGTAGGGTACGTAGATGAAATTATACCTTATGGATCTGAACAGGATCTAGAGGATATACTACAACTGTACAATATTGATGTAAGAATACTGGGTGAGGAATACCGAGACAAAGACTTTACAGGTAAGGATATCTGTAGACAAAGAGATATCAGTATATACTTCAACAAAAGAGATCACAGGTTCAGTTCGTCTGGACTAAGAAAAAGAGTTATTGATCGTGGAGTAAATGGCAAGTAAGTTGTATATCAATGGAACTCGTAGAGGGTTAGGTAAATACTTGGTAACCAAATACGGTGATCAAATTGTTAACACTATGGATGAGTGTGATGTTTTCATTAACAACAAACATGACGGTTACATTCAGATACATAGATTATATCAGGCGTACCACAAAGGAAAACGTATTATCAATATCGGGTCTGCGAGTAGTGACTGGACAAAAGGTCACCAGAAAGAATTTCGATACGCACTGGAAAAGAAACAACTAAGAGATGCAAATGATGCATTGTTTTACGAGGGTGCGAATACGACTATTATAAACTTTGGGTATTTTGATACAGAGAGATCTGCACACAAAGATGTTCCAAAGATGTCTCTTGAATATGTAGATAGTATAATTATGTGGGTGTTAGAGCAACCACACAGAGTAAAGGAAATAACGGTAACACCAAATGGCCACTAGATATAACAATGCGATCAATCTAGATATAACCAATAGGTGTAGACTACAATGCCCAAAGTGTATGAGACAAACTTATCCCAATTTACATAAACGAGGGCATGATATTTCTTTAGAAAACGTTGAAAAAATATCAAAAGGTTTTAAAGATTTATTATTTTGTGGTCAGATGGGAGATCCCATATACCATCCTAAATTTGATAAAATTATGGACATATGCAAAAACAACCAAGTCCAAGTAAGCACTAATGGATCTGGAAAGTCTTCTAGTTGGTATAAAAAAATACATAAAATCAATCCTAACATAAAATGGAGATTTGGACTAGATGGTTTGCCAGAACAAAGTCATATATACAGAGTTAATCAAGACGGGCCAAAAGTATTTGAAAATATGAAGATGTTGGCTACTATGGGAGCAATCGTAACTTGGCAATATATAATTTTTAGATATAATGAAAACGACATAACAAAGGCAAAAGCATTAGCAGATCAGTATAATATGAAATTTGTAAGCAGAATTTCTTCACGATGGAAAGATGATGACCCACTTAGACCACTCAACAAACGACACTATAAAATTAGACCCACTATGTCTGAAAGGATTTAGAATTGCATATTCAGCAACTGGGTTTATACTACCATGTTGTTGGGCTGATAATGCTATTGTATCTGATTTTGCAGAATTGATGACAGAAAATTTAAAACTAGATAATAATATAGATGTCGAAGATATTATTTTATCAGACGAATGGATTAGATTCTACGACAAGTTAAAAGAAAACAGTAATGACGTTCCTAGAACGTGTAAGTATTATTGCGGTTTAAATTGGTCTAAAAAGGACGCTACACATGGGTAAACGATCAAACTTCGAACGGAAACCAAGAGACTACTATCCGACTCCTATGGAAGCGGTTATACCGCTCATACCACATTTGCCCAAGAAGGGGATATTTGCAGAACCATGTGCCGGTGACGGTAGACTGATACGTCATATACAAGATCTAACAAATCTACTTGGATATTGGATGACTGATATCGAGCCTCAGGTTGACTGGGTAGGTGAGATGGACGTATTTGACGCAGACGTATCAATGTGTGATGTCTGTATAACTAATCCGCCATGGGATAGAAAAATATTACATCCAATGATAGAACATCTAGCAGAACAAACACCTACTTGGTTACTGTTTGATGCAGATTGGATGCACACCAAACAAGCAATGCCATACATGCTTTTATGTCGAAAGATAGTGAGTGTCGGTAGAGTAAAATGGTTTGGTGACACTAGTGGAAAAGATAACTGTTGTTGGTATTTGTTTTCAAAACAAAGAACAGACAACATAAAATTCTACGGTAGATAACTTTACAATACATATGATTTGTGGTATAATGACTACAAGTAACTATAGGAATCAATATGACTGAAGAAAATAAAGACGTTGAAGTAGTCGGTAAAGAAGATGATATCGATACCATTCGACCAGAAGGTACAAAGTTTAATGTTGGGATTATCGGAAATAACTCGACAACGGATACTTTGAAATACGCCTTTTCAAAACCACGCAACAGGATCTATCATGCAGATGGCATTGATATGAAAATTGAGGACGTTCTCGAATCAAATCCACAAATTATCTTTATCTGTGTAGATACCAAGCTTACAGATGAGGGTGTGGTAGATGCAGTAGAACTAGAAGATGCAACTCTTCGTTCTCTGCAAAATACTCAATCTGGAATTGTTATCAAAACAAGTTTACCAGTTGCATTGGTAGAACGTATTTGTGCGAGAAACGCACGTGTAGTATATGCACCAGATATGCCATCTGAAACCAATACAGTTGAAGAAAAGATCAACGTAGGGTTTCACATTTTTGGTGGCGCTCCTAAGTCTACTACGGCCGTACAGGAAATCTACTATAGATTCTCTCTTATATCTGTTTCACAATCTGCACACCTTTCACCTACAGAGGCGGCATTTGTCGAGATGAGTATTTCTGGATTTATGATTATGAAGAAAGTATTCTGGAACCAGTTGTATGATGTCGTAACTGCATTTGGTGGTGATTATCATTCTGTTGCAACTCATATTGGTAGTGACAGACGTGTTGGTCATTGGGGTCTACGTGTACCTAATATTGATGGTGGACGAGGAGAAGACAACGAGGCCGCAAATGCATCTCTTAAAGGATTAATTAAAGCAGAAGATAGGTTGACTTTATTGGCAGAAGTTGATAAAATTAACGAAACCTATTTGAATAGAGAGAAAGTATAATATGTCAAACATTATGGATAAATTGAAGAAGAATTCAAAACTCAAACACACAAATGTGTTGTCGGAGTCTTCGTTCTTCGTTGAGAAAGATCAGATACCTACAGACGTTCCTATGATGAACGTTGCGTTGTCGGGATCTATTAAGGGTGGATTATCGCAAGGACTTATCGTCCTGGCAGGCCCAAGTAAACATTTTAAAACATCTTTTGCGTTGATGATGGCAGGTGCCTATCTGAAACAAAAGAAAGACGCGGTGATGTTATTCTATGATTCCGAGTTTGGATCACCACAGTCTTATTTTGAACAGTTTGGTATTGACACTGACAGAGTGATGCACACTCCTATTACCAATGTCGAAGAACTCAAATTCGATATCGTTGCTCAGTTGGAAGCACTCGACGCAAAAGATGATGTTATTATTGTTATCGATTCAGTCGGTAACCTTGCGTCCAAGAAAGAACTTGAAGACGCACAGAACGAGAAGTCTGTTGCGGATATGTCTCGTGCAAAAGCATTCAAGAGTTTATTCCGTATGGTCACACCATATCTGAATATGAAGAGTATTCCTTTGATTGCAGTCAATCACACATACAAAGAGATTGGATTGTTTCCGAAAGATATTGTATCTGGTGGTACAGGTATCTACTACTCTGCCGATCACGTATGGATCGTAGGACGTAGACAGAACAAGACAGGAACAGAAGTGACAGGGTATGACTTTGTTATTAATGTGGATAAGTCTCGTTATGTCAAAGAGAAGTCTAAGATACCTATCTCAGTATCATGGGATGGTGGTGTCGAGAAATGGTCAGGACTTCTAGAAGTCGCACTGGCTGGTGAGTATGTTGCAAAACCATCTAATGGTTGGTATTGTCGTGTAGACAAGGAAACTGGAGAACTTCTTCAACCTAAGTATCGTGAGAAGGATACCAAGACAGAAGAGTTTTGGAATCCAGTATTCGAGAACTCTGACTTCGAAGAGTTTATTAAGAAACAATATACGATTGGACACAAGTCTCTCGTAGAGATGGATGAGATTGCTACAGAAGAATGAAAGAAAATGTCGATTACGAATTAGTTCCAGATGGAGATAATGATCATTGGCATGTAAGATTTCTTGAAGGTGAGTTTCCCGAAACTGTTATCAAGTTTGGTGCTATCCGCATCGACGAAGATACAGATGAACTGAAATACAGTTTTGAGATTGTTACAAGTCCAGATTCTTTTCTAACAACTGAGAATACCTCTTTACAAACGTTCACTGGTGATGTATTATATAACATAATGTTAGAACTTGATTCGAAGGATACAGATGTCACAAAATCTTAATCAACTTGTTATCCGAAATATTTTGAACAATGAGGAATACACACGACGTGTATTACCATTTATTCAGCCAGAATACTTTGAAGGGGTATATGCCCAACTATTTAAACAAGTCGCAAAGTACGTACACCAGTACAATGTACTTCCAACTATTGATGCGTTCAAGGTACAACTTGACGAAACGGACTCCCTCTCCGACGAACAGTTCAGACATGCCCAAGAGGTATTGCCTGAACTGTTCAAAGGGGATGAGTCGGATCTAAACTGGTTACTTGATACCACAGAACAGTGGTGTCAGGATCGTGCATTGTTTAATGCAGTGATGGAGTCTATCTCTATCATTGACGGTAAACATAAAGATCTCAATAAAAACGCACTTCCAGACATATTGCAAAAAGCGTTGTCGGTTACATTTGATACGAATGTCGGTCACGACTATATCTCTAGTGCAGAAGAACGATTTGACTTCTATCACGAGACAGAAGAACGGATCAGGTTTGACCTAGACTATTTCAACAAGATCACCAAAGGTGGTGTACCAAAGAAAACACTTAATATCGCATTGGCTGGTACAGGTGTTGGTAAGTCTTTGTTCATGTGTCATTGTGCGTCTGCAAACTTACTTGACAACAAGAATGTTTTGTATATCACTATGGAGATGGCAGAGGAACGTATTGCAGAACGCATTGACGCAAACCTCTTGAACATCCCTATCGATCAGATTGAGAACTTGTCTAAGAACATGTTTACTGAGAAGATTAATGAAATCAAAACAAAAACTACTGGTAAACTTATCATCAAAGAATACCCCACTGGGGCTGCAAATGTCAATCACTTTCGTGCATTGTTGAATGAGTTAAAACTGAAGAAGTCGTTTGTACCAGATGTCATCTATATTGACTACCTAAATATTTGTTCATCATCTAGAATGAAAGCAATGGGAGGCTCGATCAATTCATACACATACATCAAAGCAATCGCGGAAGAAATGCGTGGACTCGCAGTCGAGTTCGACTTACCGATCTTCTCTGCAACGCAGACGACACGTAGTGGTTTTTCTTCGTCAGATCCTGGCCTTGAGGACACTTCCGAGTCTTTTGGATTACCCGCTACCGCCGACTTCATGTTTGCGTTGGTATCATCTGAGGAGTTGGATCAACTCGGACAGATAATGGTCAAACAATTAAAGAACAGATACAATGATCTGAACGCATACAAACGTTTTGTTATTGCAGTAGATAGATCCAAAATGGTCTTGACTGACGCAGACGAGAATGATCAGAACCTAGTGGATGACAAACCAACTTTTGATAAATCAGATTTTGGTCAGGGTCAACAAGCAGAAGACGATAAATTTAGGGATTTCAAACTATGAAGGCAACACTAATATCACACTCACAACCAGTAAGACATGTTCATTCTGGGGAGCCAGGCATCATGGGATTGGAGAACATTCAAGATCTTATCGCATATTGTGCAAAGGTCTCGAATCCTACTAATCAGGCAAACACGAAAACTACTCAAAAACTTTTAAAATACTTGATCAAACACAAACACTGGTCACCGTTTGAAATGGCATCTGCGTGTATTGAGATCACAACAACACGTGATATTGCACGACAGTTATTACGTCACAGATCGTTTTCATTTCAAGAGTTCTCGCAACGATATGCAGATCCAAATGCAATGCCCGAAACCTTTGTAGTACGTGAGGCAAGACTACAGGATACAAAGAATAGACAGAACAGTATTGACACTGACAATGAATATTTGAAAGAGCGTTGGGAAGAAGAACAGTTAAAGGTTATTGAACAATCTAAAAAGGCTTATAAATGGGCAATAGATAATGGTATCGCAAAAGAACAGGCGAGATCTGTTTTACCAGAAGGTAACACGGTCAGTAGAGTTTATGTAAACGGTACAATTCGTTCTTGGATTCATTATATTGAATTGCGTTCAGAGAACGGTACACAGAAAGAACATATGGAACTTGCAAACGCTTGTGGTCAAGCGATTAGTAGAATATTTCCTATGATATCGGAGATGTAAAATGTTAGACATGTTATTTGAATTATTAGTGGATATGCGTACAAATGAAATAACACAATACTGTATGGATACACGAAAAAACGTTGCAACCAGTGAAGAACCTAATTGGAACAGTGTTGCAACTTGTCAGTCAAGACTGTTACAGGCACAAACGAAAGTCAAAGATAAAGAGATGGCGGACTTCTTAATACAAAATCCGCACTACAGATATCCAGGCCAGGCGTTGCCAAACGGTAGAATCAAACCTAAAGATAGGTGTTGGGGTAGAAATAGAGTTCATACATTAGGTGGAAGAAGTTGTAGATGACTGAAGTTGTAGTAAGAAATAAACAGTTACTTTCTCAATTAAATGAGTTTGTTGATATATTCTTTAATATTGATGGATACAACGATAAAAAATACTGGGTTCGTGATCCACACGATGCAGCGACAAATGGTAAACTGTATTGTAGTGATGAGTATTTTCACAAACAAAAAGCAATAGGTGAAAAACACACAGGTTTTCCAGAACAACATTTCTCTCAGCCAGTATCTAGAATGGCAGAACAAGATCCAGAGAAATGGAGAGGTATTCGAGATCTAGTTAGAATGAGATTTGCGGAAACTCTCGGTGTTCATTCTGCGGCATTATTTAACTATTATCCAACAGGTGGTCACGTCGGTTGGCACACAAACTGGAACGCACCAGCATATCAGATTCTATTCACATGGTCTAGGACTGGTGATGGATACTTCAGATACCACGATCCAGTCAAAGACGAGATAGTTACAGTACAAGACACGCCAGGATGGGCGTGTAGACATTATTATTTTGGTGCAAAATCAGAACCAGAACATCACTGTTGGCACGCCGCATACGCTGGGTGTGATCGTATTACTCTTGCATATAAGTTTCTTTCTGGTGAAGATGGACAAACTAGTGGTAAAGGAACAAAGAAAGACGAACTTGCACAAGATTTGAGAGATGATTTAATTGCGGAAATAGAGGAAGAATAATGAGTGAAGATTTAGAGATATCAACATATTGGCAGGAAGCACCGATTCCAAAAGAAACGGTGCAAGAACTTACTGGTACAAGAATGGATAGTAATTACTACTATTTGAATGAAGCTGGTAACATGCCAAAGGCAGTAGTAAAACTTAATCAGTTTGAGGGGTTGTATTATATCGATTATTATGATAAAATGGGTAATGTATTTTATACAGAATCATTCCACGGTAAGTCTGTTCACTATGTTGAAGACGCTGCGGAGAACTGGGCATTAGGTCATAAAATCTTGCCCACTGGCAACACACAAAGAAGTTTATTATGAAAAGTTTTATAAAAGATAGTTGGTCTACTATTATGATTGTAGATAAATCACCTCTTGGAAATATCCCAAACCTAATGGTACGACATATGGCATTCCAGATCCTTGCGTGGATGTGGTGCATTATCTTTAGTATGATGGTGGGTAGTTGGATTGTATTTGGTATTAGTGCAATTGCACACGTTTTGTTTATTTCTGGTGTGTTCATCACATTGGCAACATACCGCACAGCAAACAGCTGGGGTTCTACTCAGTACAGGGGTGATGAGTGACAAAAACAGAATGGACTATGAATTGGAATAGCGGTGGAGTACCGTTGGATCTAATCAGACCAAAACTACTTGTGATAGGTTATGGAAGACATGGTAAGGATACTGTGTCTGATATTCTGTGCAAAGAGATGGATCTCAATTATCAATCGTCGAGTGAGTTTTGTGCAGGCCACGTAATGTTCCCAACACTATCCAAGAAGTATGGATATAAGACAGTTGAGGAATGTTATAACGACAGGCATAACCACCGTCAAGAATGGTATGAGATGATATCTAGTTACTGTGGATCTGATCTTGCACGACTGGGTAGAGAGATATTCGAGAAGTTTGACATATATTGTGGATTGAGAAATAAACGTGAGTGGTCTTCTATGAAGAACGAAAATGTCTATGACTATGCAATCTGGGTAGACAGGTCAGACTATCTACCACCCGAAGATGAAACTAGTAATAGTATGAAACCTTGGATGGCAGACTTTTGGATTGACAACAATGGTACTCTGGCAGACCTAGAGTTTAACGTAAGAACGCTGATAAAGAACAGATTGGTATGAGTGTACTAACAGAATTATTTAAAGGCACTTCTCTTCCAGATTCAATGCATTACCACGATAACGGTTGGACGATGATAGTAGAAGGTAAGATACAGGATCTTACTGAGAAAGAGATTCTTTATCTTGGTGCTACTGTATTAACGCAGATGGTTGTCGTATTCAAGAATCAAGATTTGACACCAGACGATGAACTTGCATTCTGTAGAAAGTTGGGTAATGTTCAACGCACAACTCACGAACGTACCAAACACATATCCCTACAGGACGGAATACTCAGGGTTACAGGTGAGAAAAATAAACATGGAGAAGAAGGTTTGTTTGGTCACGTCAGTGCATTAGACTGGCACGCCAATCAACCGTCGAATAAGAAACGTATGCCATTGATTTGGTTGTACGGTGCAAAGGGAACAAAGGGTTCTCGCACATCTTGGATCAATATGATTGAAGCCTACGAGAAG